GATCCCCCTCCATTTGAATATGTAGCTGAACTTCTTGATAATAGGATTAAAGGTATCTGTGTAGTAGTAGGTGCAACTACCGATCCTATTCTTTATTTTACAGGTAAAGATAATTTCCGTGAAGGAATTGCTAAGAAAAAGAAGTATAAGGATAACCGATCTGAATCTTCTAGACCCTTCCACTACTACAATATTAAAGCATATTGTCAATCCAAGTATGATTGTATTGTAGTAGAGGGTATGGAGGCTGATGATGCATTGTGTATTAAACAAGTAATGCAAGACGATGATTACATAACTCGATTTGTATCAGGAAAAGAAGAGGGTGAGCAAACTATTATCTGTTCTCGTGATAAAGATTTACGTCAATGTCCGGGATGGCATTTTGGTTGGGAACTTGGTAATCAACCTCAATTTGGCCCCTATCTAGTGGATGAACTAGGATGGATTAAGTTATCTGATGATCGAAAGAAAGTTAGGGGAGTTGGTAGTAAATTCTTCCATGCTCAGATGTTGATGGGGGATGCAGTTGATAACATCCCCGGCTTGCCTAATTGCGGCCCTGTGGCTACGTTTAATTTGATTAACCCTTGTACCTCTACCTTAGAATGTGAACAAGCTGTTGTAGGGGCTTACAAGGGTGTTTATGAAGATTCATGGAAAGATGAATTATTAGAGCAAGCTATGTTGGTATGGATGGTTCGTGAATTAGATGAAGAAGGAAAACCAATAATGTATAAATTGATTGGGGATTATGATGTCTGATGAAATGGTAACAATTACAAAGAAAGAATACAATAAATTAAAAGAAGATAGTGATTGGCTATACTGGCTTACTTCAGCAGGGGTTGATAACTGGGAAGGATGCGGGGAGGCATATCAATTACAAGATGAATATCTTGCAGGACAAGGATTATGATGATCTTACAAACTAGGATTAAGATTGAAGTATTGAATAATGGAGATAAAAGGTATTTCCCACAATTCTTTAACGGAAATAGTTATTCCTATTATCTTTGTTACCTACTCGATATTGGCGAAAATGTACGATTTGATTCCTTAATACATGCACAGCAATATCTAGATAAGAAGCATGGTGAAGAAGTTAAATCAAAAGCGTATATTATATATCCTTAATGTATAATAATGGACAATGGACACAATCCCGATTTAACTCTTTCATTAAGAGTGCATTACGATCAGCTTCCGGTAGATGGCCTCCAAAATACAAAGCAATACAAGAGGCTTTTACAGAATCGAAGACAAATGCTAAGACAGGGCGTACCGCTAAACATTATCGGTGCAATGTATGTAGAAATGATTACCCTGTTAAAGACATCCAAGTAGATCATTTAGAACCAGTAATTGATCCAGCTAAGGGATTTACTTCTTGGGACGAAGTAATTAGAAGAATGTTTTGTGAATCAGATGGTTTCCAGATACTTTGTAAACCTTGTCATACAATAAAAACAAATGCTGAGAAACAACAAACAAAGGAACGAAATAATGGAACAAGCACAAGTAAATCAAGAAGTTAAGAAAGTAAATGAATTCAAAGGTTATTCACTCTTCAATGATATTGAGGATGAATTGTTGCGTTATCGTAATCGTGGTGTAGTTATGGCTAATATGTGTGAGCAGAATATGAAGAAGGATAGGATTAATATGAAAGGTATTGGTCTAGTTCTTGGTTATTTTAATGCTATCACCAAAGACGAAAGGACTAAAACTATGGCTACATTTGAAATGATGATGGAGACCCGTGGATACGCTAAAATCAGCGACTAAATATGATGGTGAGAAATCTAGGATTGACTTAGTTGATCCTAGTTTCTTAGAGGAATTAGGTAAGGTATTAGGATTTGGTGCTAAGAAGTATGCAGAGCATAATTGGAGACTTGGTCTTAAAGTATCTCGAATCATTGCTGCTACATATAGGCATCTAGGAGCCATTAATAATGGTGAAGATATTGATCCAGAATCAGGACTACCACATACAGGGCATCTGGCCTGTTGTACTATGTTCTTGAGTTGGACATTACGTAATAGACCAGAATGTGACGATAGGTATAAAGATGGAACCAAAACAAGTATATCCTGAGAAAGTTAAATACTGGCTTGATCCTCCTTCGGGATGGATGTATGGGTTTCCTAAATTATGGAATCCTAATACTGATCCAGATATTGAAACATGGCTTTTAAAGAATGGTTATCCAGAATCTCAAGTAGAATTTGGATTAACTTATTTACGACAATGGGAAGATAAATGATTATAGAAAAAGAATTTGCTCCAACAACTATACGTTTAGAAACTAAAGAAGAGTTAAAAGAATTTAAAGATATGTTACTTGATGCTTTTAATTATCATCATGATGCAGCATTTAGGTGGCACATGGGTAGTAATGCAAAGCAAAAACGATCCGATAATTTAGCATTTAACATCTTGGAGAGGCTTAAATAATGAAGATTTTAGTGTTACCAGATATGCACAATAAAGAAGGCACTCCTACAGAACATCTGGAACATATCGGACAGTTCATTGTAGATAAGCAACCAGATGTTATTATTCATCTAGGGGATTTCGCTGATATGCCAAGCTTATCACTCTATGATGTAGGTAAGAAATGTTTTGAGGGTCGTAGTTACACTAACGATATTCAAGCCTCCCATGAAGCAATGCGTATCCTTCTAGCCCCATTGTTTGCTCTGCAATGTAAGCAGAAACGTAATAAGGAAAAGCTGTATAATCCACGTAGGATTATACTCTTAGGTAATCATGAGAATCGTATTAATCGAGCTATTGAACTTGATCGTAAGCTTGAAGGATTGATGTCAGTAAATGATTTATTATATGCAGAATTTGGTTGGGAAGTGGTTGGATTCCTCGAAAAGGTTAAAATCAATGGAGTGTTATTTAGCCACTATTTTACCTCAGGAGAAATGGGACGAGCTATTACGAGTCCTAATGCTCTACTTACTAAGAAGCATGTGTCATGTGTAATGGGGCATAATCAGAAGGATGGTATTGCTTCTCAATATACAGGGGATGATAAGCGTATTACTGGTATATTTGCAGGTGCTTGCTATCTTCACCAAGAAGATTATCTTGGCCCACAAGGGAACGTACATTGGCGTGGAGTGTGGATGCTCCATGATGTTATGGATGGAGAGTTCGAGCCAATGCAGGTTAGTCTTAAATTCTTGAAAGAACGTTATGGCAAGTAAAATAGTATTAGCTACATTTGTTTATTCTGATGGTCATCGAGAGAGTAGAATCTTTCAGACAATGGATAAGGCAGAATGGGCTGCACACATGGAGGGAGATCATCTGATCTCTTGGAGTACACAGGAAATAGATGCTTAAATCAAAATTTAGAAGTGATCTAGGGGAGCATATCTTTCATGATAAGTATGCACAAGGGCCAGAAGATACATGGGATTCATGTGCTGAACGTATTGTGGAAGATGTATGCGGAGGTAGGTGGGGAACCATCCCTCCGCTAATGAGTCAGGAGAAACGAGATCAACTAGCACAATATATCAAAGAATTTAAGTTTATTCCCGGTGGTCGATATATTTATTATGCTGGTCGTCCTAATCACTATTATAATAACTGTTTCTTGCTTAAAGCAGAAGAAGATACGAGGGAAGAATGGGCAGCTCTAGCTCAAAGAGCTACTTCCTGCCTTATGACGGGAGGTGGCATTGGTGTAGATTATTCAATACTTCGTGCCAAAGGGAAGCCAATCCGGAAGACAGGGGGTGTAAGTTCAGGGCCAATTTCTTTGATGAACATGTTAAACGAGATTGGTCGCAATGTTATGCAGGGAGGTTCCCGGAGAAGTGCGATATATGCAAGTCTAAATTGGAAGCATGAGGATGTTCCTCTCTTATTACAAGCTAAGAACTGGAGTCCTTTAGTCAAACAGATTAAGACTGAAGATTTTAACTTCCCTGCTCAATTAGACATGACTAACATCTCGTTGAATTATGATGATGCATGGCTTAATGCAGGAGATAAGAATCTCTCTGAATTTGAGAAGAGTGCTATTCGTGCTACTAATCCTACATTCCTACAAAATTGTAGGCAAGCTATGGAGACAGGAGAACCGGGATTTAGTTTTAATTTCGGAGATAAAGAGAATGAAACTCTTAGAAATGCTTGCACAGAAGTTACATCTGAAGATGATTCTGATGTGTGTAATCTCGGTAGTATCAATATCGGTAACATTACATCATTTGACGAATTTAAATCTGTTGTGGCTCTCGGTAGCGAGTTCCTTGTTTGTGGCACTCTTAGGGCTGATCTGCCTTATAAGAAAGTGTACGATGTTCGTGAAAGGAATCGGAGGTTGGGACTCGGTTTAATGGGGATTCATGAATGGCTTCTTAAACGTAGTTATAAATATGAAGTTGTTCCTGAACTGCATACATGGTTAGAGGTATATAAGGAGTATTCTGAGAATGCAGCCAACGCTCACTGTGACAGATTTTTTATTAGCAGACCTAAAGCTTATAGGGCGATAGCGCCGACCGGAACCATCGGAATTTTAGCAGGTTTGATTGGCCTGCTCTGGTTAGTAATAACCTTAAAATAAATTGGGTGAATTCAGGGAACATCTGAAGGAAAAGCTCCTAAATAACAGTATACATGCATAGTAACAATACTTTTATAAAGGAGTTGTAATGAGAATTGTACCAGTAATAGGGAAAGTTTATAATAGATATACAGTAGTATCTGAAAAGATAGAAATATCTTCTGATAATAAAAGGATGTTTAATGTTCAATGTTCTTGTGGTAAAGTAGAATTTAAGAGAGCAGGGCATTTAATTAGTGGAAGATGCAAATCTTGTAAAAGTTGTGCATCTAAACTAACTTCAAATAAGTTTCCACCACCTATAAATTTTAGGGGTATAGGGAGTTTATCTAAGACATTCTATTCGAGTATCAAACAAGGTGCAAAAGTACGCAACATACCATTTAAGATTTCTATGGAGTATATCTGGAATCTTTTTAATATGCAACAAGGGAAATGTGCTTTAACCGGAATTGATATTGAATTGAGCCGTAGTATCAAAAATTGTAATCCTGATTATGCTAAGATCACAGCATCTTTAGATCGTAGAGACAATGGTCTAGGTTATGTGGAGGACAATGTTTGGTGGGTTCATAAAACTGTAAATCGTTTAAAGAATAATTATTCAGTTGAAGAACTGAAATACTGGTCAAATCTAATTACATTCTATGACAATCCTGAGCCTAGCTTGGTGAATGATGTAAGTGTAACCAAGAAGGTGCAACGACTAACGGGTGAGGAATCTACCAATAATCCCGACACGAGCGCCCAACCCCTTTAATATAAAGGGTGAAGATATAGTCTGAGCTATATGGAAACATATAGAAGTGTGTATAAAGAGACACACGATAACAAGAATGACAACAACCGGAATTGAACCATTATTCAGTGTGGCATATAAACGGCGCTATCTCAAAGACGGCACAAGATGGCACTACGAATATTGTGTTGACTCTACGGCAGAAGTTCTAATTAAGGAGGGCATCAATCCACGAGATATTGAAACAGCTTATGGATTGAGTAATGATTATGAAAAGAGAATTAGGTTCCAAGCAGATATTCAGGATTACGTTGACATGTCTATCTCCTCTACCATTAACCTCCCTTCGTGGGGTAGTAAATGGAACTCTGAGCAAGATGTTACACGATTTGCGAATGTCTTGTCTTCCTATGCACCAAGGTTACGTGGATTCACATGCTATCCAGATGGTAGTCGAGGAGGTCAACCAATAACTGAAGTGCCGTATGAAGAAGCAATTAAACATAAAGGGGTAGTATATGAAGAAAACAATATGTGTTCAAGTGGAGTGTGTGGAATATAATGTGTAAAGCAACTATTAAAGAATTAGCAAGGGGCGAGAAATTCGCTAACAAGTTAGCAGATCATCTATCTAAGATGAATGCAGATAAATCAATCCATATGGTTCTCTGTAATGATTACTCATATAAGATTACTATTGAGAAGTTGGATAAAGTAGAAGATGTTGCATGAATCTAAATGGTTAAACAGATTATTTAGATAATAAAAAAGCCCCTTGGACAAAATCCTTGGGGCTTTTCTTTTAGCACTTCTTTTTCATTCCGCCTTTGGCGGGTTTCTTTGCTTTGGCCTTAGCCATATTTATTCTCCTAATTAATTAAAGGTTACAGTGACATCTGGTGCTACTGTTCCTGTGGTTACAATAGTAAGTCCGATAAGGAATGGAGCATCATAATGCAATGTCCCATTAAAATTCAAAGAATCAATAACAGCAATTATAGTTCCTGAAGCAGTCGTATTATCATAAATAGTTACAGTACTAGCTACTGTACCTTTAGTATTAATATTAACCATATCCAACATACCTGCTCCTGTTTTTGCAACAGTAGTCGTAGATGTACTAATATGGACATATTTACCACCATTATATTCTTTGTTGTAATATGCAGTTTCTAGATCACTTCGTGAGGCTATGGGCATTATTTCTTACCTTTCGATTTTGGTTTATGTTTCGTACTCATACCTTTTGCTTCTAACTTAGCTTCAACTGCATAATAAACTGATTTACCTGCCTTCTTTCCATATTTATCAGTCATTGACTTCATCATGGATTTATTAATAGGCATATCATCCCTTCACTTTCTTCAAAGCAGGATTAGTTTTCTTAGCTTTCTTTGAAGCCCCTCTACTAGAAGCAGCGAGAATTGCTCCTGCTCTCTTCTTACTGATCCCTTCTTTCTTAGCAATCTTAGATTCAACTGCTGCAAATCCCGGATGTTTCTTTGACATTATGATCCTTTCTTTCGACCACCTGTTCCTAGGTTCATAGCTCTATTTTTAGAAGAAGACAAAACTCGTAGGTTACTAGATGCATTATTAAGCTTACCACGGGCCTTGTGACGCTTGTGATCGACATCCTTACCATCACCCTTACTCACCCTACCCTTAGCTTCTAAAGATCGCCTAGCGGCGTTCCTTTCAGCTCTACGAGTCTTCTGTTCTTCTGATCCATTATACTTACGTTGCCGTATAGAATCAGCAGAAGCTCCAACTTTATATTGACCTTTCTTAGCCATTGGCAATCCCCGCTTTTAACATGCTAATATGTGATTTTAATACAGAGCGTTGATCCCCACTAAGTTTCTTATCACGAAGTTCTTTCTCTAGTAATGCAATATCACTCTGAGCTTTCTCCTTCCCACCTGCTTCATGTACTCGTAATTTACCGGCTTCTATATCACGAGCAGCTTGAACTTCAGGGGAAATCTTCATATCAGTAGGAGTAGATAAAGGCTTAGCTACTGATACATCCTCTTTCTGCCAAACCTTATCCCAAGGCATATTCCCTGTAGCCACATTAGTAATGTCTCTTACTACTGCTACACTCTTCTGATAAACTTTCTCCCAAGGTTTCATCAAAGGTTTAGTTATATTCTCATTAACTAAATTACCAATCCCCTCTGCGTACCCTATAGTAGCTTGCTTAACTTGTTCTAACGAAGCATTAGAAGTATTATCCTCTGGATTACCTGTTGGTTGACCCACAACACCCACTTTCTTAGCAGCATAATATGCAGGAATCGCAGCGGGTAAGGCTGCAATCATTGCTGGCTTCTCCTGTACTACTTCCCTAGCAAATGCCCTATGCTCATAATTGGCATATCTATCCTTAGTCTCTTGAGACATATTAGGAGTATTTCTAAGATTAGCCATTTCTGCATGAGACATTTTAGAGAGTTGTTCATCTATATAATCAGCCATAAATAATACCGATAATATAAAAAATAAATGTATTAGTCATTGTTTAATCCACATTAAGGATTACTCCTTTCTCATACTTACTGAAATACTCTTTCAATTGTTTCTTATTCATATTCGTCAGATTAGTCTGTGAAGGAGTAAATCGAGTCTTACCATTTACTTCATCCCATTTACCACCTACTGCACCATCTGTTCCATGATAAGAACTTTGATCGCTGAATGTGGGATGATTAGGCTTCTTATACTTATCACCTAAATGTCCATTATCTGCTTGAGTCATTGTTCCAGAAGTAAGTTCTTTCCAAGCTCCTCTAATATCATAATCATATGCATCTTTCGTCTTATGATTATCCTTAGCCCACTTCTCAAAAGATTTCTCTTCCGAAGGAGTAAGTTGAGTGTTGTACTTATTAGAGAAATCATAAGGATCAGTCTTGGTAGTTGATGCTGGAGTTACCTCATTGTTTTTTTTAGATAAGTCTTCTTTCTCCCAACTAGATAGTGACCTAGTATTTCCACCAAGATACTTATACCCATCTACAGACTGTCCCGGCTTCAATACAGCAGGATCAGGATACATATTAGGAAGAATGTTATGCTTGTTCTCATCCCAATATTTCTGATAGTTAGTATGGCCTTCCATGTGCGCGCCCATATGAATCAACTGATTAATACCAGCAGATGCAGTCTGAGTTTCTCTAATGATCTGATCCCGATTCTGTTTCTCCATAGGATTCAAATACTTATCATATGCACTAGTGACTTGGATGCCTGCTCCAGCCCATTCAAAATTAACCAAACTACCGAAAGATAGAGGCTTATCTGAACTATTGAAAGAGATAGGTCGGCTTAATTCTTGCTCAATCCCATTCACTACATCCTTCTTGTAAGACACTTGGAATACTTGATTAGCTAAAGAAGCTTTCTGTTTGTCTACCAATCCATAAGACACAATCTTAGCATATTCAGGAGATGCAAAGAATGATGCTGAAGTAGTTAGGTCTTGAGAAGTAAGTCCATTACTCATAGCTTGTTCAACTTGTTTTAATGCATGATTAGTTACATTAGTAAGTTGTTGTTTGGTCTGTACTGGATCAAGGGCTTGATTGCTTTCAAGTGCTTTCACTTGATCCTTAACCATAGTGAAGACATCTTTCTCAATAGCAGTATTCCCGATAATCTGTGGGCCTACTTTATTCGTAGGACTAAGAGGCTTACCACCTAATACCTGCATTGTATCAAGAGCAATCTTATTCGAGGATACATACAGGGAAGCCAGATTGCCATTAGTCAATGCACTAACTGCATATAATCCTTGCATTTCAGGATTACTCAGTGCCATCAACTGAGACTTATTCTTAATATTTTCTAGTTGAGATTTTAATGCCTCAGAAGTAGCTTTACCTTCAATACCATCCATAGCTGCCTTCTGAAGATCACCAAACATCTTATTCCATTGTCCAGCTAGTTCAGGATGTTGTGAAGATACAGCACCAAGAGTTCCTTGGATATTAGAGAAGTATTTGGTTACATCATTAATCGCTTCTTGCGGATTGCCAGCCCTAGCTTTATTGATTGAATCCTGAACAAAGAGTTGAGCAGAATTTAAATGCTGACTACCTACTTCTGTAAGAGTCCTAGCAACTTCATTCTTCAGATCAAAATTGAATTGACTACGTTGTTCAGCATTTTGACTATTAGAGAAGCTAACTGCTTTGATCTTCTTATCTAAATCTACTTCTGCTCTACGAGTAGTCTGGAAAGTATTCTGCCAAGATACTAATGTTTCAGGGGATATTCCAGCAGTAATAGGATAACCAGCCTTAACCATATCTTGAACAGTTTGCTTCTGTGCATCTTTTAACATATCCGTATCAGATTTAACATTAGCAAGACCAGTATTCTCAAACAGGGCTGCATTGTTAGATTTGAAATCAGATACTAGAGCAGGATACGTTGCTGCATACTGACTGAAGTTAGATTGGGATTTAGCCTGAGCCATTGCTGTAGGCATCCCTCGTTGTACTGCATCTGCAATAGCGGTTTGCTTCTGAGTGAATTCAGCAATTACAGCTTGCTTCTTTAATTCCTTAGTCTTAATTTCTTTATCATGCATATTCTGAGCCAGAACACCAGTGAGATTAGCCCCTAGAGCTACCCACGGTGTTACTGAATCAGTTTGATACTCTACAGCAGGACTAACAGGGGCAACTACTTTAGCCCCTGCTCCCTGTGGTTGTGCAAGATTTACACTAAAATCTGCCATTATTTATTATCCTTATTCATTTGCGATTGAGCATCATCAAATAATTTGATGGCTAGATTGTAATCATCATCCTTTAAAGATGGAAGCATTCTAAGGGATGCTGCATGTTCATTTGCTCCTTTAATATTACCATAATCAAGAATACGTTTAGCTAATCCATTTTCCTTATCGAGTAAGTCTTTACCTAACAACTTATTGACTCGATCCATAGCTTTGTAATCATCTTTGAAAATCAGCTTAGCTGCTCCTAAGACTTTGTTAGCATACTCAGGGTCTTCATTAGTGAATACTTGATTACGAGTTAATACTTTCTGATATGATTTATACCAGCTATCTACCTCTGCATCATGTTGCTTAGTTCCTTCAGTAATTTCCTTACCTACTGCATAGAACATAGATTCCTGCATAGAACTGAATCCAAATAGCTTAGCTGCTGCATAAGTGAATGCTTCTGTATCAGCAAGCCTCTCACCTTTTACAGTAGTAGGCAGTTTACCTGTCTCTTGAATGGCTCTAGCCTTTAGCCAGTTAGACCATCCTGAAGACATCTCTGCTACACCGCTTAGAACACTTAAAGCACTCTCAGGTTCTAATCCTTGCTGTGTATCAATGAATCCAAAATATCTAAACATACGTCCCATTGCTTCTCTCATTCTCGATCCTTCTTTTAGATAGAGAGTGAATGCTGGAGTATTCTGTAAGAACTCAAGAGTACCACCAGTAGCAACAGCATGTAACAGTTTAGCGAACCCATCAATCCCGTAAGGAGATAGAGCAGAGAAATCTACTTTAACATCCTTCTCAGCAATCTTACTCAATGCTGAATTAAGTAGCATAGACTCAACACCAAATACTGTAGCTTCCCTAACTTCTGCATCCTTTGGTAGTGCTTCTTTTGGAAGAAGATTGTATAGTATTGTAGCTCCAGGTACTCCGAATAAAGCCATATCCATTGCAGCCATTCTCATCTTATCCCCTACAGGGATTCTACGATTAGTTGTAGTAGATGTAAAAGCCTTATGTGGAACTTGGAAGAACTGCATGAACAATCCTAATGAGTTCTGATTATATGGTAGGTCTCCAGCAAAATTCATATCATAACTGATTGCTCTAGCAACTGAGTAAGCTTCATCTCGA